TGGCTCACCGACAGCAGGAGTAAACGCTCAGGCGATAGCTTCTCTTCCTGGAGTATCAGGTAGTGTTGGTTCTGTAAGCGTAAGCACAAACGCAGATGCTAATGTTAGCGTCACAGGTCAAACCAGTACATCAGCAGTTGGCTCACTTTCTTTTATAGGTAAGGCAAATATAACTCCTTCTAGCCAAGTAGGTACAGGTGCAGTAGGCTCAATAACTCCAGACGCAGAAGCTAATGTAAGTGTGAGTGGTCAAACCAGTACATCAGCTTTAGGTACACCTTCAATAACAGCTAAAGCTAATGTTTCTGTAGCAGGACAAACTTTACAGGCTACTTTAAATAATCCTAGCACAACAACACAGAATAAAGTTAGTATCTCTGGTCTTTCCAGTACTTCGTCAGTAGGCTCTTTATCGTTTATTGGTAAAGCTAATATAACTCCTACAGGGCAAGTAGGAACAACAGGTGAACCAAAAATACTGGTTTGGGGTCTGGTAGATGATAGTCAAACACCTAATTATAGTGGTGTAAATGATAGTCAAACACCTAGTTATAGTAATGTGGGCGATAGTCAAACACCTAACTACAGTAATGTAAATGATAGTCAAACACCTAACTACAGTAATGTAAGTGATAGTCAAACACCTAATTGGGAAGAAGTAGCTTAATTCTGTTAATTAAATTATAATTTTACAATGGCAAGTACATACGTTAATAATCTTAGATTAAATGAGATGGGTACTGGAGATCAATCTGGTACATGGGGAACAGTCACAAACACTAATTTAGAGTTGATAGGAGAAGCATTAGGTTATGGTACAGAAGCCATAACTACTAATGCAGATACTCATTTATCGACAGTAGCAAACGGTTCAACCAATCAAGCAAGAGCCATGTATGTTAAATACACTGGTGCTTTAGATTCTACCTGTACAGTCACCATAGCACCAAACACTATGAAAAGAGTACATATTATTGAAAACGCTACTTCTGGCTCTCAATCAATTATAGTTAAACAAGGGTCAGGGGCAACAGTCACTGTACCTAGTGGCACAAGTAAAATTTGTGTTTTAGATGGTGCTGGTTCTGGTGCAGCAGTAATAGATGGTTTACAAAATTTAAGTATAAGTGGTGATTTAACTATTGGTGGCGATGATTTAAAAATGGCTACTAATACTAGTGGTCATGTTTTAGTTGGAGATGGCACAAACTATAATCCTGTTGCAATGAGTGGAGACGCTACTATTGCAGCTAATGGTGCAGTCACTATAGCCAATGACGCAGTAGGTGCAGCTCAATTAGATTCTAATGCAGTAGTTAATGATAGTGTCGCTTCTGGTGCTGCGATAGATGCTACTAAAATAGCAGATGGTTCAGTGACAAGTACAGAGTTTCAATACATCAACACTCTTTCATCTAATGCACAAACACAATTAACTAATTTAAGTACAACTAAATTAAATGCAGCTCTACCTAACGATGCTTGGATTAGTTCTGCTGATGGTAGACAAAGACTTTATTTTGCCACAAACGCTAATACTATAATGCAGTTTGACACTAAATGGCGAGTTGACAATAATTCAGGCACTACCATGCTAGAGTGTGATACAAGTGGTAATTTCACAGCTACAGGTAATGTAGGTGCATATTCTGATGTGGCACTTAAAGAAGATATTTACCAAATAGAAAATGCTTTAGAAAAAGTAAATCAATTAAGAGGCGTTCACTTTACTCGTAAATCAAACAGCTCAAAAGAAATAGGAGTAGTAGCTAACGAAGTAGAGAAAGTGGTGCCAGAGTTAGTAGATGAACATGAAGACAAAGAGTTAGGCACAGTAAAAACTATGAAATACGCTAATACAGTTGGATTACTTATAGAAGCAGTTAAAGACTTGAGTAAACAAGTAGAGGAATTAAAAAATGGCTCTTCCAATTAATGGTACTTTAACTTTAAATCAAATACACGTAGAAGCTGGTGGAACTACAGAAACAGCTTGTTTTTTAAATGATTCAGATATTAGAGACTTAACTCCTGCTGCTGGTAAAACTATTAATACCACCTCTGGAACTGCTATTGAAATAGGTGATTTTTACGGAGCAGCAGCAGAAACTCCATTAAACATCCCTACGACAGCTTCAGACAGAATAATAATTAAATTTGCAACAGAAAATTTAAGTGGGTATGGTGGAGCAGATTTTTATGGGTATTCAGGTAATGGTACAGGTGCTTCTCTCAATAATCCTAATGGAGGATTAGCTTTCGGTTCGAATATTTCTTTTTATAATTTCTCAGCTAATAGTGGAAGTTCAGACGGCATAGGTTCTTACGAAGGGGGAGGTTTAGATATTATGTTTCAAACAAATGACGGATCAAAAATAACTACTGATCCTAATAACATGAACTTTACAAGAATTGACATTAACAGAACTGCTGCTGCCGATCCTTCTACTGGTTCGTATGGACCAGCAAGGAGTTATAATTTAAGTAATGCAACTATTTCTTCCGTATATGCAGATTCCATAGTTTATATACGTTGGGGTAATACTTATGGTCAAGCTATGGGGAAAACTGGTGGTGGCTTATACAGTAATGCTTATGTCACTCCAACACACACATTAACATTTGTATAAGAGGTAATTATGGAATTTATATTTTGGACAGCTTTAACTTTAATTCTAGGAAAAGTTTTACTTAAAGCAGTAAGACCAGATATCAACAGGTTAGTAAATAAAAAAGCTGTTGAATACTGGGAAAATTTAAAAAATCATTTTTAAAATGGCAAAAAGAGCAACAGTCACTGAATTAGATAAAAGGTTAAGTGCTCATGAAGCAGCATGTGACCAGCGATGGAAAGAAAACTATCGCAGACTTGATTCTATTGAAAGTGGTGTTTCTTCCATTAATAGAACTATTAGGAATGGCTTAATATTTATTGTGACTATTTCTTTAACTATTATTGGATTTTTAGTAAAATTTGCCTTGTTTTAGGAGAACAAAAATGAAGTTCTCCTCAGAGACTAAATTATCAAAACATTTTAGATTAAGAGAACTTGAAAAATCTCAAGTTGCTTTACGTAATGATATTGATAATACAGTTCAAGACAAAACTATATTTAATAACTTAAAATCCCTTTGTGGAGAAATACTTGAACCCATACGAAATAATTTCGGCAAACCTTTTAGTCCTAATTCTGGCTATCGCTGTTTGGAGCTCAATAGAAAACTTGGCTCTCGTGACACTAGCCAACACACTCTAGGTCAAGCCGTAGACATAGAACTTCCTGGAATAGATAACGAGGAGCTCTTATATTACATTAAAGAAAAACTTGACTACGATCAAATTATTCTCGAATATTATGACGGTGTAGATCCACACAGTGGTTGGGTACATGTAAGTTATGTATCCCCAGAAGAAAATAGAAGAAATAGTTTTTCTTACGACGGTAAAACATATAGAGTTATAGAATGACAAAACTCACTACTATACAATTTAGACCTGGGATCAATAGAGAAAATACAAATTACTCTAATGAAAATGGTTGGTTTGATGGAAACTTAGTTAGGTTTGCTAAAGGTCTACCTGAAAAAATAGGTGGTTGGAGAAAAGATAACAGTAATGCTTTTGCAGGCAAATGTAGGGCTTTACATGGATGGACAAATTTAGCAGGAACTAAATTTCTAGGTTTAGGTACAACTGTAAAATACTACATAGAACAGGGTGGTAATTTTTATGATATAACTCCTTTACGTCAAACAACTGCTGCAGGAGATGTCACTTTTGCTGCGAGTAATGGATCCAGTACAATAACTGCTACGGACAGTAATCATGGATTATCTGTAGGAGACTATGTAAATTTTAGTGGTGCAGCTAGTCTAGGTGGTTTAGTGACTGCCGATGTTTTAAACCAAGAAAGTGCTTCACTTAATCAATCTGGTTTTGTTGTAGATTCTGTGACAGATGTCAACACTTATACATTCACCGTTCCTGTGACAGCAAATGCTTCAGATAGTGGTAATGGTGGAAGTAGTGTGATAGGTTATTATCAATTACAAATAGGTCTTGATGCTTTTGTATCTGGTACAGGTTGGGGGGCAGGAACTTGGGGAGAAAGCACTTGGGGAAGCACAAGCCCTTTAGCTTTTGCTAATCAATTAAGATTATGGTCTCATGATAATTTTGGTGAAGATTTAGTAATGAATCCAAGAAATGGTCCAATTTTTTATTGGGACAGTTCTGCAGGAGTAGAATGGGCAACTAACACATCAAATAATAGAGCTAAAAATTTAATAGATTTAGCAGGAGCCAACTTAGCTCCAACTGTTGGTTTAATAACTCTAGTTTCTCAAGTAGATAGACACGCTATCGTTATGGGTGCTGACCCTTTAAATCCTACAGGTACAACAAGGACAGGAGTACAAGATCCACTTTTTATAGCATTTTGTGACCAAGAAAATATATTAGAGTGGGAACCTAAAAGTACTAACACTGCTGGTTCTTTAACTTTATCGGAGGGAAGTATAATTGTTGGTGCTCAAAAATCTAGGCAAGAGATATTGGTTTGGACAGACACTGCTTTATACAGTATGCAGTTTGTTGGTCCACCTTTTACATTCGGTATAAATTTAATAAATAAAGAAACAGGTTTGATTGGACCTAATGCAGCAAAAGTCACCTCTAAAGGTGTTTTTTGGATGGCGATTGATAATTTTTATGTTTACACAGGTACAGTACAAAAAATACCTTGTTCTGTTTTAAGTTATGTGTTTAATGATTTGAATATTTCGGAAGCATATAAATTCCATGCTTTTTTAAATGAAGAGTTTGATGAAGTGGGTTGGTTTTACACTTCTGCTGGTGGTAGTGAAATAGATAGATATGTTTCTTACAACTACGCTAATAATGCATGGGCTTATGGTCAATTAAGCAGAACAGCTTGGTTAGATGCAGGCACAGAACCATACCCTAGAGCTACTGGTGGTAATTATTTATACGAACATGAATTTGGTTATGATGATGACGGTAATCCTATGACTAATGTTTTTATAGAAAGTTCTGATATGGACATGGAAGATGGGGATCAATTTAGTTTTGTGAGCAAACTTATACCAGACGTTAGATTTTTAAATAACGCAGGTGGTGGACAAATAAATTTTGTGTTAAAAACTCGTGATGCTCCAGGAGAAACTTTAACTACAAATAGTACGAATGTAGTAGCTGGAGATACAGCTAAAGTAGATTTAAGGTCAAGATCAAGACAGATAGCTGTGCGTTTTGAATCTGATGATGACGCTACATATCCAGGAAACACAGACACAGGTTGGAGATTGGGTAATAATAGAATAGAAATAAAACCTAACGGAAGAAGATGAGTAAACTTCTACAATCACAACTACCTATAAGTGTAGATGGTAGTATAGACGGTAATCTATACAACAGATTAGTTCGTATTCTTGAAATTAACTTAGGTCAATTTGACCCAGACAATACTCGTCAAATAACAACTCAAGAGAAATTAGAAAATAAATTTAATCAAGGGGCAATAGTATTTGACACAACTTTAGATAAACTACAGGTTTATGACGGAAACCAATGGTTAAATATTGATACAACCGATACTTCTTCTTTTAGTGGTCCGCCAGAAAATGGCTTATCGGCTCAAGCAAGTTTAGGTATAGTATCAGTATTGACGAAGGGAGCAACCAGTATTCACTTGTGACAAAACAGAAAAGATGTCCTTACTGTAATAAATTTACTGATAGGTGGCATAATAATAAACCTCAAGCATGTGGTGCTTGTTTACAAAAAGCTAAAAAACTACATATATCTAGTTCTAGATATAGGTTTATGAAAAATTTGCTCATACAACTAAGATATTCAAGAGAAAAACAAGGACATACATTTACGCTTATACCAGAGGACTTATACGAGCTCTGGGACGAGCAGGAGGGTAGATGTGCTTTATCTGGTATACCTATGACTTTTAATAAAAGTGACGGTGGAGAGGACACAAACGTCTCTATTGATAGGATAAAACCCAGAGGTTTATATGTAAGAAAGAATATACAACTAGTTGCAAAAAAGGTAAACTTACTCAAGCATACCCTAGAAGAAAATGAATTAATCGACTGGGTAGATAAAATTTATGGTCATAAGATATTAAATAAATAATATGATAGGTCAAGTAATAGAAGTAGCAGATAAAGTATTAGGTAAATTTATACCTGATAAAAATCTAAAAATGAAGCTACAGAAAGAGATGACTATGGCGTTTCATGACGCTAATCTTGCACAAATACAATTAAACAAACAAGAAGCTGCACATAAAAATATATTTGTAGCTGGTTGGCGTCCATTTGTAGGATGGACTTGTGGTGTAGCTTTAGCTTATCATTTTGTTTTATCGCCAATAATAGAGACTATACTTATAGCTTCTGGGTTAAAAATTGACCTTCCTAGCTTTGAGTTTTCACAATTATCTAGTATACTTATGGGTATGCTCGGATTAGGTGGTCTTAGAACTTATGAAAAAATGAAAGGAGTTTCAAGAGAAAAATGAGTTTTTTAGAAAAATTACCCATTATGGGACAAGTACAAGGTGGCTTAATGCAAATGGGTGGAATAGGTGGTCTTTTAAATAAAGGTCAACTGGGATTATTGAAAGATATTCCTCTTTCGCCACTCATGGGAGATGATGTGACAGCACAGTTATCTGCTGTACTACCTGACAGTATTATGGGTGTGGCACCAGGATTAGACATGGAAATGGGTCAGCCAGATTTAGAAAAAATATTGGCTAATAAAGGTAGGTATGGTGATCAAGTGTTAGGACACTTAGCTCCTGGAGAAGTAGTAATACCTAAAAAAATAGCAGGTGACCCAGAGTTTAGAAAAAAATTAGAAGATATTTATGGCAGATATGATATAAATATAGACCAATTTACTGTAGGAAATCCAGCAAACTCAATAAATCCTAATACAGGAATTATGGAGTATGGATTTTTAAGTGATTTATGGGGAGACATTAAGAAAAATGCTCCGACTATAGGACATATAGTGGGTTTTGCTTTTGGTGGACCTATAGGTGCTACCATTGGTGGAGCTGTGGGTGGTCTAGTAAAAGAAGGCGATTTAGGATATGCTGCAAAACAGGCAGCAACAGGTTTTCAATTAAGTAATATGGCAGCAGGTGCAGGTATTACTGGTGGTACATTTGGTGGTGGTATAGGTAGTGCTGGTTTAGGATTAGGTACAGCAGGTACTGGTAATATGTACGCAGGTAAAATGGGTGGTATAGGAGATTTTTATCAAAACATAGGGGCTAATGCAAGCGACATGTTTACAGGTGGTAATGCTGGTACTTCTATATCTGGCTCCTGGAAAGATTTAAGTAAAATGGAACAAGGCACAGTAGGTCTTATGGGAGCAAGCTCATTAGGAGCATTTGAAGACCCAGTAACACCTGAGCGTGAAGAATCGACTATAAGACAAAACCCACAAATAATAGATTACATGAATCAAGGCATGGGCACAGGTCAAGCTGGATCATTAGAAGGATACCTTTCTGGTCCAGAAAGAGCACAGGCAATATATAATCAAACAGCAGGGTTAGTACCTACCGACACAGGAATAGAAAATTCAGCGTTATTGAATTATTTAGAATCTATGAGAAAAAGACCTGTAGCTCCTGTAATGTACCCTACGTTTGAGACAATTTAATGGCTTTACAAAATCTACAACAAACGGTTTCCCCACCTATATTTTATGGAGAGTTAATGAGTCAGGGAGTATTTCCTGCTCTTAATCAAGAATTTCAAAATTTATTAACTAGTGGTCAAACACCGTATAATTTTAACCAACCTAGAATAGCAAGGTTTACTCCCGACCAATTACAAGCAATGGAACTTGCTAGAGGTGGGGTAGGAAGTTATCTTCCTGGCATGACTGCAGCTCAAAATTTATTAGGTGGTTCATTAAATCAAGGCAGTAATTTAATACAAACTGGTGTTCAACAAGGTGTAAGTGGTACACAAGAAGCTCAAAACATTTTAAGAGGCATGTCTGGTGGGTTTGATCCTACAGACACAGCTAGGTTTTACAATCCTTATGAAGACGCTGTAGTTAGTCAAACTTTGAAAGATATGGGCAATGAATTTAGTATTGCTCAAAACCAATTGAATAATCAAGCTATACAGTCTGGTGCTTTTGGTGGTTCAAGAGGCAGGGTATTAGGGGGCGAATTAGCAGAAAGGTTTGGTAGAGGTGCAGCAGAAGCTGTAGGTGGTATAAGGAGACAAGGTTTTAGTGATGCTATGGCTAATGCACAGGCAGCATTTAAAGGTAGAGGAACTGTAGCTGGTGGGTTAGGTTCATTATCAGGTAATTTAGCAAACATAGGTATAGCTGGTGGTGGTGATTTAATTAACACCATGGGCAGAGGGGCAAGTGCTCTCGGTAATATAAACACAGGTATATATAATTTAATGGGTGGAGATATAAACAGATTAAGCTCACTCGGTGCACAACAACAAGGACTAGAACAACGTGGATTAGATATGAACTATGCTAACTATGTTGGTTCTTTAAATTATCCGATGAGTGTGATTAGAGATGTAGGTGGCATAGCTTCTGGTATAGCTCCGACATTAGGCAGAAACTTATATCAAACATCAGAAGAAATCACTGACCCAGAACCAGAACCAAATAAATTTATGCAGTTAGCAGGCACAGGTTTACAGTTATATGGAATGATGAGTGGTAAAGAAACTCCTTCATTAGAGAGTTTATTCTCTGGTAGAAAAGAAGTTTAATTAAAAAATGGCAGAACAATATGATCCTTATAGTCAACCATTTCAACTAAGTGGTCTTGACGCATTAACACAACCTGACCCTATGCGTTTAGCAAGGGAATTATTAGCTCGAGGTATGCCTGTAGAAGACGTTGCTCTTCAAACAGGTGTAGGTGTAGATGATTTAATGATGGGTCAAATAGATAACAGACTACAAACTAAAAGAAACATAGACGATATGACAGGCATCTACAGTATGTCCCCACAACCTGATTTTTCTAATAGTTCTAGTATCCAAAACATTGACATGTCGAGTGGAATAGCAAGCACTTTAGACCCAAACATGATGCAGATGCCAAATAACATGATGCCTCAACAAGATATAGCCAATGACCAAGCATTTTCAAATCAAGTGACAGAAGGGTTAATTGATACTATGGACTTTTTAGGTCTTACTAAAGATGAAGACACAGCTGACAATGTAGACGGTGTGGTGGCTGCACAAATAAATGCAAGTGCACAAAAAGTACAGTCTGCTCAAGCAAGTGGCGATCCTAATGCGGTAGCCGAAGCTACAGGCAACGCTAAAAATTTAACTTTGTTAAATGCTTCAATACTAGACTATCTAGGAAAAACTCCAGAAGCTCGAGAAGAAGCTATGAATATCTATAGAGAAGCTGCAGAAACTATGCTAGGTGGGGAGGACTTAGATAAATTTATTCGTAGACCTGATAAAGCATTACCTTATATGGCAGCAGGTATGGCTTTAACTCAAGCAGGTACAGAAGGTGAAGACTGGATAACTGCTTTAAGTAATGCTTTTAGTAAATACGCAATTACGAAAAAACAAGGTGAGATGGAGTTTCAAGATAAATATCTACAATACAAAATGCAAAGACAAGCAACAATAGATGATTTTGCTTCTAAACTTGCTTTACAGGATTTATCTGCTTCATACGATGCTACTATAGGTAAAGACAGAAGCCCACATGTAGTGAACGGAAGACTCATGCACATCAGCCCTAGAGAGATACAAACTTATGAAAAAAATGGGGCATCAGTAGTTCCCTATAACTCTGACTTTCATTCTGATGTAAGTGAATACACAGTTTCAAATACAGAAACTGGGTATTTAGGTCTTGAACATCTTAGTGATTTTCAAGTAAGTCAATTAACAAAGTTCCCTAACATAGAATTATCAGAGGGTAATCTGTTAAAAAATAAAGAACAGTATTCAGTAATTTACCCAGAGGGTCTTACTAACGATAATCTACCACCCATTTTAAGTAATGGAATAGGTGGTAGACGACACTACTTACAGTTATCCGACGCAGAAATGGCTGATATGAACAGCCAACTCTCAGGTACAGGCATAGAATT